GCCGTTGACTTCCTCTTGTGGAGGCAGGACTAATCCCCACTTTGGGTCGAGGTTTCCTCCTGCCTTTGCGATAGCAGCACGCAGCCGGATGATAGACATCGAAGACATGGAAGATAGTTGCTTCCCGTTAAGCTGCTTGATCTCGTCCAGGTTCTTCTTCTTGCCGTTGTCGTCAAGCTTCTCGGAGTTGGTGATACGCGCAATCATGAGTGCGTAGCCGTCTATCCAGTCACCCTCGTCTGCAAAGTGTGAGTAAGGCTCCTCCTTTCCGGGAACAAATAGCGGGATGGCATCCTCTGGCGGCAGAGGGTCTTCTATCGTCACCGTGACCTTGTCCACGACCTCAGCTTTGCCCATGTTCTTGACCTTCACGGGCTTCTCGTCAAAGTCTTGAACCTCCTCCACGGTGTAGACACCCACGACACAGCCCGGGTAGACGGTGCGGATGCCTTCTGAGATGACCCGTGCCCGGAGCATGGCACGGGGATATTTGCGCCAGTTGTCCTTGTCTGTCAGACCAATCTTCCTGGCCTGCTCGAAAGTCCAGGTCAGTTCCAGGGAGCCGCCTTGAGGGTGGGAGAAGATGCCGGTGACTTCTGTGTCGGTGTAGACCTTCCAGGTCACGCTGCCACCTGCTGTCTGGAACCTAGCGAGCATGGCATCGGCCTTGAGGGCCGGCCTGCCCTGGATGACGTGGTAGTCCCGTGCTGCGATAGCCGGGTGCATACCCTCAGCCTGTGCGATAAGCATCAGAGCCACGGCCTGGTCTGATGACTTGATGCCGAACAGGTTGCTGTGTGCCACAGCTTCTGCCATTCGCTCTATGTCGTTGAAGGGAACGATATTGCTCATGTTGTGAACCTCACTTGATTAGGAAGCGTCTGCTTCCGGGGACTTCAACTTCAAACTGTTTGTAGATGTCCGGCATGGAGGACTTGAACAGTTCTGTGTTGAACTTGATAGACGGCTTGGCAGACTTCCAGGTGGCCAGCACCTTGCCGTCAAAAGATGCCAGGGTGTCGTGCTGCCCCATGTACTTCTGGATGTGTGTCTTGATGATGTCCTCACGCTCTTCCAAGCGCTTGAGTTCAGACTTGACAAAGCACAGTTCGTCACACCATCCTTCTATAGCCTTGTTGGCTACACGGGTCATGGTTTCTGACACCGGGAACATGGCCTTTAACTCTTCTGTGCTTTGAGGGTCAGCCTGTGTACCTGTCTGTACATGGCCCCAGAGAACTGCCATCTTCTGGATCAATTCATCCTTCTCTGCGTCCTGCACCAGCTTAGGAATGAGGACAAACTCTTGACCACCAAATAGCACAGCCAGATATATCTTGCGGATACCCAGTACGGCTGCTTCGTGGACGAGTTGAGCAGCATCAGCAGCAGGCATGATTCCGCTTTCGTCAAACTTATTACGCACAGCAGCGTTGTAGTTCTTAGCCTCCACAAGAATCGGCTCACCATTTTCTGTGCCTGCGAAGTCGAAGTGAGAGCGGAACCAGTCATGCTTAGGATGTGTGCGGTATTCCTCTATCTTGTTGAGTTCTATGCCCAGCTTGTTCTGAGCAAGACGCCCGATCACAGGCTCCATGACGTGTCCCATCTGCACAGCTTCTACGTTGCTGAGATCAGGTGGTGGGAGCTTGCCTTGCTTTATGAGGATGACCTCGTTAGCGTGGCCTGATGCTGCACGCCTGGTGTCAGAAGCCCACCAGGCAGAGTTACGCACCTCTGGTGCAAAGTCGTTACTCATTTCTTCTCTCCTAGTCTTTCGCGCAGGGCGGTGAGGGCTTTCTCAGTCTGCTCACCACCGCAATATCCCGATGATTCAAATTCCAACGCCTCCAACGCCTGCCGCAGCAGGGCGGTGTCGTCTTGCTCAGGGTCATCCAGCTCATCTCTGAGCGCCCAGATAACGTGTTTGCTTACAAGCCATCCAGGGCCGTAAACCTCTTCAATACGCTCAAGCTCACGCAGGGCATATGTAATGAGTTCTCTAGTGTTCACAGCACATCCTCCTGCTCGTCAGGCTCAGGAGGTGAGCCAGGGTTGTATTCCCACCAGATTGCGCTTAGTCCACAGCCCTCACGGGATATGGACATACGCTGCGCGTAAGCAAGGGGGTGTCGTTTGGTGCCGCTGACGGGGTGTATCCACACCAGGTCAGGGTGAGTGCAGGAGCCATCGTCCTGCGTGTGGGTGAAGGGCCGAAAGTGTCGGCAGTCTGAGCACAGCTTCATGAGAACCTCTCATCTAGTGGGTTAGGAATTACAAGGTTATGTGATTAGGTGCTAAGTGTCAAGCATTTTTTGCCTCCCACAGTTTTGCGTCTGGGCCGCAGGGGCCGCTGACCCTGCAGTGGCTGCAGGAGCCTATGCCTCTGAAGCCTTTAGACGGGTTGATCTTGCACAGCATGATGATGGCGGGTGACCCGTACTTAGGGTTATCCGGGCGTGTTGTGCAGTGGGCGCAGGACAGGCATCGTGCCTTCTGCTGGGGCCAGTCAAAGGTTGGTAGTGTCCACATCACCAGTAATCCAGAGTGCTGCTGTGATGGTGATGGGGTCAATCCTCTGACCCTCGCGTGCTGCGTTGAGTACCTTGTTCGCGTCTGATCTGCTCATTGACAACGATCTCTCGTAGCCTCTGTGCTTCCAGAAAACGGAAGTAGAACTCTCGCTCTCGCGTGTTTTCGTACTGCTTTCGTAGCTCATCTAGTCTTTCATCTAGGGTTTTAATCACTTCTGGGGCCTTTCATGTTAGGTCGAGCGGCCTAGCCCCAAGCGACCAGGCCGCGATCGACTTGCATTTCCTGTGCTTATTTCTTTTCAGACATAGCACAGGCATCCGAACAGTCACCTGTGGATAACTTGTCCACAGGACAAGGACGCTCTCGTTTATCTAGGTTAACGGGGGCCTTTCGCACAGCTCAGACACCCCGCTCTGGTTTTCGCTGCCCCGAGGGATGCTCACCCAGGAGACACAAGCCAGACTCACCACGTTTATCGCCATTCGTCGCGTCAACGGCAGGCAGGGCTGGATGATGGCCCCGGTTACCTCAGACAACAAAAAAGCCGTTAAGACTAGCCCCGGTGGAAGCCCCCCCTTTCGGGGGCCGCCCCTATCAGGGGCCAGGACTAGACTTAACGGCTCATTCATTGCCTTCCACAGCAACGGGGCAGATATTAGACCAGCAACAGGATGAGCGCAAGCCCCCCTGCTACCAGTGCGGCTTTCCAGAGCCACCTTGTCTGGTGATGGCGTGGGGGGCCTTCCCACCACTCAGGGTAGTGCGTAGGCCAAGCCTCTAGGCGTGAGCGGTAGATACGCTGGGGCCTCCACTCCAGGTCGATAAGGTCTTGGTGAGAGAGGGGCTGCTTCATTGCCAGACTCCTGCCCAGAACAGGGCGAAGGGTAAAAAGATGGACATAGCGAGCAGGAATGCCGCCAGGAAGTCCATAGCGGCCTTACAGCGCGATTCTGCGCGCTCTTCTGGGGGTAGGTAGCGGAAACGGGGCATAGGGGCCTCCTAGGCGGTTTTAACGGACTCTGTGCAGCTATTGCAATGGGTTCGCAGCGAGCTTTCGCTGACGGTGCTGCGCCCGAGCACCCGTCCTGATGTTGTGTAGGCCGTCCACTCAGTAGGGCCAGTCTGACGCACAGAATACGCAATGTGTTGACGGCGCTCTGTCGTGCCATCAGGGCGTTGAATCGTAAATTTCATGTCACGGACTCCTAAAAAGGGGCAGCAGGGGCTTTCTCAGGCTGGAAGGGTTCCCGCTGCGGTGGTTTATAGGGTTGACCCTTCCACGTTGGGAAGGGCCACACAGGGGGAGGGTTATCGGTCACGGCGAGAGGCTCGCACAATGTCAGCCACACGCTTACGCAAGGCCAGCCCGTAGGCTGTGCGGTGCTTAGGTAAAACCCTGAAGTGCATCAACGGGTGATTCCCAGCTGTCACCAGGTCACCATCGGGGAGCTGCAGCAGCTCTCGCAGCACGTTAAAGGTGCGGACTTGCACCCGGTAAACGGTTTGATATGCGCTCATTCTCAGCCCTCCCGGTTGACGATGTTGCTGACGATCTTGGTGATGTTGTCCCGGTCATGCGTCAGCAGCGACTCCATCGCGGTCATGATGGCCGTGTGCAGTGCAAAATCAGCGTCTAGCTGGCTGTTCGCGTTGCCGTTGAGCGTTTGCTGCATACAGTTCATTACACAATCGTTTATTTTTTCAACATCATCAAAGCGCATACGGTCAATGTAGGACTTGAAAATCCTGGTGTGCTCGGAAATGTTCATAGCTACAAGCTCCTGATGATGGTGCGAAATTGCACCGGCCAGGACACCCTTAGATGCCCTGCGCCGCTGAAATCACGCTGCAGCCAGCTCCTCCTCCTCCTGGTAGGACTGGATGAAGCTCGCAGCTTTCTCAGCCAGTGCTGCAGCCCTGAAGATAGCCTTGTCGTTATCCCGCAGGCACTGCAGCCAGTGACCGATATACCCAGCGTGTCTAAGATCGCCCTGGATTTGATGATCAGCGCAGAGCATTGCAGCACCCAGCTCAGCGACCAGCTCCTCGAAAGCGTACTTGGAATCACCGAAACGCTGTCCAAACTGACGGTCTAAGCGCTTGTCAGAACCCGTCCAGTGCACCAGCTCATGAAAGGCTGTTGCGTAGTAATTGGCACGATCTGAGAAGCTCGCCAGTTCCGGCATCCTGATAATGTCAGCACTAGGCACGAAGCACGCCACATCACCACCGTGTCGGATAACCGCGCCAGTCTTGGCAAGCGTTGACTCGCAGTGCGCCAGCCGCTCACCCTCAGGCTTAGGTTGCACTGGCTCGAACTGGATGCCGTCCACCTGGTCAGCGTTAAACACCACAAAGCTCTTCAGCACCGCCACGCTCTTCTCGATACGCTCACCCTCTCGCAGCTCCTCCACCGTCAGCGGCTTATAGAACGTGATATGCGTACCCTTCTCGCCCTTGCGTACCCCAGCACCAGCGGCTTGCCATTGCTTAAACGTAGCCCAACGATTAGATGAGAAGCGTACGCCGGACATCGCCAGCAGTAGACGATTGATGCCACGGTAAGGCTTGAGCGTGAAAGCGTTGCAGTCAGCTCCACCAGCTGCACCAGCATTCCAAGGCTTAATCCAGGGTGTCGCACCCTTCTCAAGCTCTGCAATGATGCGAGCGGTAACGTCAGCGTAAAGTGTCATAGTCACAGACTCCACTAGTTGCATCACGATGATGTGATGTGTTGATTATAGGTAGATGCTGAGAGTCTCAAAGCACTATCGTAAAGACCCTTCGCTTAGGTACACTATACGTTACACTCTATACAATAAGTTCATTAGGTGTGTGTTCTATAGGTACACAAGGGACTGCACGGATTGAATGGGAGTGAGAATGATTCTCACTTACCGTGCGGGGCAGCGCACAGTTTTGGGGCATGGGGTCTGACGCGTGTTCAGACCACGCGGGGAGTGGGCGCGCGCATGAGTAGGCACGGCTGGGCTTGGGACTGGTCACCATCCCTGCGTTGAGCTGCGGCAACCCAAAGACAGGCCGAGCAGATGGGCCGGAGGGTCGGGTTTGGCGTGACCCCAACATCTCTCCTCCGTAAAAATTTTTACTAGTTTTGGTGTAGAGTGGATTTGCCAACGCAGTTGGCTGTGTCTCCTCTCAGGACTTAGGGCTACCTTGCGTAGCCCTTTTTTTGTTCGTATGATGTGGTTACTTGTAGAGGGTTAGAGATGACGATAACTGCGATAGAGGTCAGCAAGGGTGTTGATCTTCCCAAGCCCAGGGTGGTGTTTGCGTACCCGTATGGGGAGATGGATGTGGGGGATTCGTTTGTGGTGCCTGTGGAGCACAGGGCCAAGGTGTTGAATGCGAATTACAGGGCTGGCAAGCGCTTGGGTCAGAAGTTTGTGGCCAGGAGTGAAGGTGAGATGCTGAGGGTATGGAGGGTGGAATAGGGGGTCTGTGATGAATACGGACAGGTTGTGGATGGAAGAGGATGAGTTGAGGGCTGAGCTGGAGGTGATGGATGCTCGGTTGTTTCTGGCGTCTATGCTGGTCAGGCAGTTGATGGACAGGGTGGAGGATGCAGCGCGGGACGGATACATATCGGGATATTCAGACGCAGCTTTACGAATCTCGCGCTCGGTTGCAGCGGGAGATCAGGGCTGCGTTACTGTGCACTAGGAAGGCGCAGAAGATTAAGTTGGTGAATAGGTGGAAGCGGGAGTACCCGCCCATCGTGTGGGAAGAGATGCTCAGGGTTGCCCGTAAAACAGATGTGGCAAGAGCAATAGCGGACTGGGTATTGGAAAAGCCTTAATGAAATTTGATTTAGCCAAGTTCTACAGCTTTTGCTCTGAACTCAAGATTGAGACCAAGGAGCAGGGTTTGCGGAAGATGGATCATCTTCTGGGCACTCAGACGTATGTGATGGATGAGATTGCAAAAGGATTGGCTGAGGATGTGCACTTCTTTGTGATCTTGAAGGGTCGGCAGCTGGGGATTACGACCATTTCCCTGGCCCTAGACCTTTATTGGCATTTCACGCATCCGGGTTTGCAGGGCACGCTGACGACGGATACGGAAGAGAACCGGGATATGTTCAGGATGACCCTGGCCATGTACATGGACGGGTTGCCCAAGGAGTTCAAGATTCCGGCAATAGGGCACAACAGGAACCAGTTGTCCCTCAAGAACAGAAGCCGCCTGTTCTACCAGGTGGCTGGCCTCAGAGCCAAAGGCTCACTAGGGCGTGGCAAGGCCATAACCTACCTTCACGGCACGGAGACAAGCTCCTGGGGTGACGAGGAGGGTCTGGCGTCCTTGTTGGCTTCCTTAGCCGAGAACAATCCTGACCGGCTTTACTTGTTTGAGTCCACAGCCCGTGGGTTCAATATGTTCCACGATATGTACAAGACCGCGCAGAGGGCCAAGACCCAGCGTGCGATCTTCTGCGGCTGGTGGCGTAACGAGTTCTACAGCGTGGACGCCAAGAGCAACATCTACAAGGTGTACTGGGACGGCAAGCTGACTCCTGAAGAGAAGGAGTGGCACAAGGACATCAAGCGCCTGTACGGGTTTGAGATCAACTCCCGGCAGATGGCGTGGTGGCGCTGGAAGATGCACGAGGGCATCAAGGACGAGGCGCTCATGTACCAGGAGTTCCCGCCCACGGAGGACTATGCCTTCGTGATGACAGGCACCTCCTTCTTCTCCACCTCCCGGTGCACAGAAGCAGCCAAGGCTTCCAAGCTCATCGTGCCAGACAACTACCGCTATGCCTTTGGGTCTCTGTTTCAGGACACGGAGGTGCTCAAGAGCACGGAGCGGTTGGGAGTCCTCAAGGTCTGGGAAGAGCCTGTAGACAACGCTTACTATGTCATCGGGGCAGACCCTGCCTATGGCAGTTCTGACTGGGCAGACCGTTTCTGCATCCAAGTCTTCCGCTGCTACGCAGACGGGATGGAGCAGGTGGCCGAGTTCGCCACCTCTGAACTCAATACCTACCAGTTCGCGTGGGTCATCGCACATTTGGCAGGTGCCTACAAGAACTCCACGCTGAACCTGGAGGTGAACGGGCCTGGTCAGGCCGTCATCAACGAGATAAGGAATCTCAAGAGGATGGCCGTGAGCATGAACAACGCCACGGGGCGTGGTCTGCTAGACGTGCTCGGCAGCATGACCAACTACATCTGGCGCAGGAATGATGCGCTGGGTGGCATTTCCAACTCCATAGGCTACGTCACCACCCACGCCAGTAAGGAGCGAATGCTCAATTACATGAAGGATTACTTCGAGCGCGGGATGATGGAGATCAAAAGCATGGACACCCTGGAGGAGATGAAGGGTATCGTGCGGGAAAACGGCACCATCCACGCCCCAGGCAGGGCCAAGGATGACCGGGTGATTGCATCTGCGCTGGCAGCGGTTGCATTTGCAGAGCAGGTGCAGCCCAGGCTCATAGCCGCGAGGATTACCCGCAACATCTCCCAAGCCCAAGACAACATGACGGTGCAGGAAGCCCAGATAGGGCGAAATGTGGCCGACTACCTCAAGAAGATCGGGATGTACGGAAGTGCATGACAAGCTCACAGTCGTGGCCATCTACGGCCACAACAGCGGGGAGAGCGTGGTTCCATCTCTGGAGCGTTCTCTCCTAGAACTTCCTGGTGCTCAAGGCTTGCTGATCTCGCCTCGCAGGCCACGCACCCTTCCCAAACACATTCGGCACAAGAAGTGCCACAAGATGACCTACAAGCAGTACAGCCTCTTCGTGATGTACTGCCTGCACACCTACATCAAGACCGAGTTCTGCCTTATCGTGCAGGATGACGGGTGGGTGCTCAACGGTGAGAACTTCACCGAGGACTACTACCAGTACGACTATGTGGGTGCCCCTGCCCACGCAGGCATGGTGGGTAATAACTATCACATCCAGTTTGACTGGCAGCACCATCCTGATGCCCTCGTTGTCCAAAATGGCGGCTTCTCGCTGCGCTCCCGCAAGTTCCTGCGCCAGCCATCTAAGAGCGGCATCATCTGGAAACACTTTGACGTAGAACCCTTCTGCAACGAGGATGTGCAGCTGTGCACCTGGCTGCGCCCAGACCTGGAGCGTCACGGCATCAAGTTCGCGCCTGTCGAGGTGGCACTGCAGTTCAGCATGGAGTACGCAGGCCCAGGCGTACACGACGACTTGGACTTCTCCAAGCTGGTAGGACACCACGGCCCTACCCGCAAACTCATGTCCTACAACTACATCAAGGTTACAAAACCACTCTCAGAAGTGAGTAATTACTACCGAGAGATGGAGTTCTTGGACTATCTGCAGCAACAGGGCTATATCGTGGAGTGTCATGAGCCATCCTGAGCAGATACGCTTCGTCGCAAGCCTCACCCGCACCTTTCCCTGGCACTTCCGCAACACCAAGGTGGTGGAAGTAGGCTCGCTCGACATCAACGGGTCTGTGCGGCAGTTCTTCTACGAGCCTACGCTGTACATCGGGTGCGATGTGGGTGCTGGCCCCGGCGTAGACATCGTGTGTGCAGGGCACGAACTGCCTTTTGCCAACAAATTTGATGTGGCTATCTCCTGCGAGTGCTTTGAGCACGACAAACACTGGCAAAAGACCTTCGCCAAGATGGTCGAGATGGTCAAAGACAACGGTTTGGTCATCTTTTCCTGCGCCACAACGGGTAGACCAGAGCATGGGACGACCAAAAGCAGTCCCCAAGACGCTCCGTACACCAACGATTACTACAAAAACCTCACAAAAGAGGACTTTGAGGCCTGTTTTGACCTCAAAAAGCTGTTTTTGAAGTACGAATTCAGTACAAACGAGGGGTCTAAAGACCTCTATTTTTGGGGTCAAAAATGACCAAAATATGGCCAAAAAGTGAGCTTTTCAGGCTTATGGAGCGGTTTCACGCCGATAAAGAGCGTGGAATCAGCATAAAACTGTTCTGCGAGCTGTGCGGCGTAGGCGTACAGACCTTCAAAGACGTGTTTCTGTACAAGAAAGCGCCTCTGAGCGAGATGGTGCAGATCAGAGTCAGCAAAGGCTACAACGAATGGCTGCGCGGACGGGTGCGGATCATGCAAAACCGTGACCAGACCCGCTTCGTGGACTACCGGCGTGAGGCCAAACCCCCTCTGATGCCATCCACCAAGCTAGAACTGACGCCGCAAGGCATCAAAGTCCGTGTCGGCATGGTCAACCGCCACGACTATCAACAACCTGACCTAGATGAAGCACTGAGAGGGTAACTCATGGCCGTTCTGCACGACTACTTCTGTTCCGAACACGGAATCTTTGAGGCTTGGGAAGCCAAATGCCCAATGAAAATCTGTAAAGGTGAGATTTCCAAGGTGTTTTTGCAACCTGTGAGCCTCAAAAGCGAGAAAACCAAGGCAACAGACAAGAATCTGAACAATCTGGCCCTGGATTTCGGCATGACCGACATCAAGAGCACCCGCGAGGGTGAGCACCAGACGGGTTACCTCAAGCGCAACAACAAACTTACCGACAAAGAGTTTGCCGAGGCCGGGGAAGCGATGGCAGCGCAGCAGCAGCAGCAATCGCGGCCTGGTGACGCCGTGATCTGGGGTGGCGGCGGCAGCATTTCCATGAACTCAGTGTTGGGTGGCCAGTTCAAGTCGGTTGCCGGTGAGCAAGTGGGCATCCATCCCAAGCAGGCCGGTAATTTGACGGGGCCACGCGCTGCAAGTTACATTCCCGACCAAGACAACCTGCAGGTTGACAAGTCATGAGAATCCCGACCGATCACCTAGAGCGCGAGCAGTTCTATCTCGACCTCATCGAGAAGTGCGAAGTTTCCCTGAACTCTCGCAAAGCCGACTATCTGGGTCTTCGGTCATGGTTCATGTTTGGCTCGGGGCTGGATTCGGCCCCAGCCATCTACAACAAGATTCAGCCGCATATCGACCAACTCACGAGTTTCTTGTACTCGGCTGAAACCACCCGCTTTTCCATCGTCACCGGCGCTGCCGTGCCTGACGAAGAGCACAGCAAGATTCCTGTTCTGACCCGCGCCCTCAACGACGAGTGGGCCAACTCCAACGCAGACCAGGTTTTTTCCCAAGCCGTCACTTGGTCGCTGTGCTACAACTCCACCTTCATCAAGCTCGTCATCAACAAGGGCATCCACCCGTTCCTGGTGGAGCCGAGTTGCATCGGCGTGCTGCGCGAGGACATCCCCAACCTCAGCGCACAAGAAGCGTTGATACAGGAATACTACATCACCAAGAGTGAGCTGTACGCACGCCTGTACAGCCACCCGCGCCGGGAAGAAATCGTCAAGCGCGTGAATGCCACAGAGCACCAGCGCACGGACAGTCCCGAGGGTGTCGAGCGCATCCTGATGTCGCAGACCAACCCGACGATGTACGGCAACGTCAACCTCGACCTCAGCGGCAACGAGCGTTACAAGGCCCAAGTCTCGGAAGACACGGTTCGCATGATTGAACTCTACGTCTACGACGACGACATCAAAGACTACCAAGTCATCACCAAGGCAGACCCGGACGTCATCATCTATGACCGTCCCAACGAAACCATGTTCATGAAGGGCGAGCTTCCCTTCATCCAGGTCTGCCCGAATCCGCTGTACGACTACTTCTGGGGTGCCAGCGAAGTCTCGCGCTTGGTGTACCTGCAAGAACTCCGCAACAAGCGCATGGCAGAAATTCTAGACCTGCTGAGCAAGCAAGTCTCGCCGCCTACTGCGCTCATCGGATTCACGGGTCTGTTGGACGAGAAGAACTTTGCGCTCAACCGCGCAGGTGGCTTGCTCTCCACCGATATGCCCAATGCCAAGGTTGAGAAGCTGGCTCCGAACATTCCTAACGACCTGTTCAGAGAAATCGGTGAGATTGACCTGATGTTTGAAGAGGCATCCGGCATCGTGTCCGTACTTCAAGGCCGGGGAGAAGCTGGGGTTCGCTCTTCGGGCCATGCTTCTCAACTTGCTCGTCTAGGCTCCAGCCGCGCCAAAAAGCGTGCGCTCATCATCGAAGATGCGTTGGAGAAGATGGCCACGCTGTACCTCAAGGCCATGCAGCTGTACAACCCGATCCACTACAAGGATACGCAGGGCGTGAGCTTCATTCCAAAGCAGTTCACCACGGACTTCATGGTGAAAGTGGACGCTCACTCTAACTCGCCGATCTTCATGGAAGATATGCGCCAGATGGCTTTCTCGCTCTACAGCGCCAAGGTTATCGACAAGGAGTCGTTGCTGGATTTGGTCGATCCTCCCATGAAGCAGCAGCTCAAGGAGCGTCTAAAGATCATGGAAGAGAAGGAAGCTGCCGCGCAGGCCGCAGCCGCAGCCGCCAAGCAGCCTCCTCCAGAATCAGTCCCGCAGCCTCCCCAAGAGGCTGGCGGCGGGATGTCAGCAGATATGCCCCTCATCCAGTAAGGAGCAGCCATGCAAAACAACGGTTCCCCGTCTTCTGGCGTGCAGCAACCCTCGGCAGACCAGCCTCGTTATACGACAGAACAACTGCGTAGCGAGGAAAAGGCTCCGACCATGCAGTACCGCCAGACCAATATCAAGACTTATTCGGGTCGCTACAACCGCGATAATCGCCGATAGTCTTGACAAACGGAAAGTAAACACTTACAAACGCGCCCAAAGAGGTGACCATGAGCGTACCTGCCGAAAAACTGATGGAACTCATGCGGGGTGATCGCTCCGCAGGCACCACTGCCCCCAAGGTGGAGGTGGAGATTGAAGAGAAAGAGGAGATGTCGTCGGAAGACACGCCTCCTATGGGTGCTCCGATGTCTACGCCTGAGCCTAAGATGGGCAGCAAGGAAGGCGCACTCATTAACATCGGCATGGTCATCGACCTTCTGGAGCAGTCTTTGCCTGCGCTGGGCGCAGACTCGGAAGAAGGCAAGACCATCATGGACGCCATCTCCAAGCTCAACAAGATGCTCGGTGGCCGCAAGGCATCTACCAACGAGTTGCAGCAGGCCGAAATCATGCAACTCATGCGATCTCTCCCCCAGGCCGGTGGCGCAACGCCTGAAGGGCGTGCTATGGCACAAGCGCCGATCCCTGGTGCTCCCATGATGGGCGCACTGCAACCCCCAATGTAAGGAGTCTTCAATGGACTTGTTTAAGCCCCGTGGAGCAGCCGCTCCCCGCCGTCCGACTGACAACAATCAGCAGAACGGCCAAATGGTCAACACCCCTCGCTTCTCTCAGTTTGGTGGCCTCGACAGCGCCAGCAAGTACAAGAAGAACGCGATGGCTGTTCAGAAGCCCGGTGACGGTAAAAAAGTTATCTGACAACCAGATAAGAGGGTAAAGCTATGTCACTCGAAAACCTTGACCAATCCGCTCGTGACGAGCTGGCCGCTCTGGCCCAGCAACTCGCTGAGAATCCCGCGACTCGCAAAGAGTTCTTGCGAATGACCAAGAAGGTCAAACCTGATCTTCCCATTCCTGAGCTTGAGCTTGAGCAAACCGTCCAACAGGCGGTGTCGCAGAATGACCAGCGTGTTCAACAGCTGGAGGCAAAGTTACGCGAGAAGGAAGCAATGGAAACCCTGCAGAAGCGCCGTGATGCGTTGCTGAAGAAGGGACTCATTGACTCCGAGGAAGACGTTAAGGATGTGGAGAAACTCATGCTGGAGCGCGGTATTACCAACCACGAGACGGCAGCCGAGTATCACAAGTGGATGAAGCAGGCTGCAACGCCGACCTCTTCTGGCTACAACCCTTCAGCCGTCAAGTCCTTTGACCTGAACCGTTACTGGAAGAACCCGGCAGGCGCAGCCCGTGAAGAAGCTGTGAAAGCCCTCAATGAGTTGCGTAAACCTACGCGACCCATCGGGCTGTAAAGAGGGTAATTTTCAACTCAAGGAGGCCATATGGCTATTGGTGGTGGCATCCTCCCAGCAGCAGGTTCAACTCAACTTACCGAGTTGACCTATGTTACGCGGAGAGCCTTTATTCCCAAGATGGTTGTACAGCTGTACAACTCGACTCCGCTCATGGCGGCACTGATTGCCAACAGTCAGCAAGCCTCCGGCGGTGTCTCTTCCGTGGTCGTGCCCGTGCAGGGCGCTCAGTTCGTAAACGCTCAGTGGTCTGACTACAGCGGCTCGTTCGCTCAGCCGTCAGTCCAGCAAGGCGCTTACAACGCTGAGTTCAACCTCAAGCTGATGATCTCTCCCGTGCCGTTCCTCGGCATGGAAGGTGCCGTTCAGCAAGACGCAGCCGTTATCCCTCTGATCGAAGCTCGCATGAATGATGCGACCAACGTGATGATGGACGCAATGGCCACCTCGCTGTACAACAACACGACCAACACGCAGCAGTTCACTGGTCTGCCGCTGGCCGTGGCCGATTCCGGCACCTACGGCAACATTGACCGCTCCACCTATACCTGGTGGAAGAGCAAGCAGTACGCTGCAGGCTCGGTCAACCCGACCCGTCAAAACATCCTGCAGTACATCTCCGGCACCGTGAAGAACGGCGCTGAGATGCCCAGCTTCGGTGTTTGCGGTTTCGGTACCTGGACGCTGTTGGCCCAAGACTTCGTGGGTCAAGAGCAGTACGTCATCACCCCCGGCTCTGGATTCGACGGCGACCCCAACGGGCCGCAGGCTGCATTCCGCGCCCTGATGGTGGCTGGCGTGCCGATCTATCCCGATCCGTACTGCCCGGAAGGCACGGTGTACTTCCTGAACACCAACTACCTGTCGCTCTACATCCATGAGCAAGGTTCGTTCGTGTTCACGGGCTTTGAGAGCACCCTGCCGAACTGGCAGATTGGCTACGTCGGTGCGGTTCTGATGATTGCCGAATTGGTGAACGTCAAACCCAAGTCGATGGCCAAGGTGACGGGCTACAACTACCTCACACTGTAAGGAGTAACTCGTCATGGCACTCGGACTTAACAAAATCCTCGTTGCAGGCGCTCTGACCAACTCGGCAGGCGCTTACTGGCAGACCACCACCGTCACCGCCACCACGGCTGGTGCAACCGTGCCTGCCGGTACCTACCTGATGTTCCCCACGGCTAACGTGACGGTCACCGCTAACAACGGATCGACCATCACCACGCTGATGGCTAACAACACGGGTGGTGTGCTGATCTCTGACGGCATCAACGTGTTCGTCAACGCTGCTTCGACCAACACCACCGTGACCTTCGTCACTGTGGACGGCGGTCAGGCCGTGTCCGGCACCTACAACTCGTAAGGAGCCGATATGAACGCGAATCATGTAGGCGCTCTCTACCCTGACCGATTCGGCAGCTTCGGCGTTGGCAAGAAAGCCACCGTGGACATTGGTTCCACGGGTAACGCCGTGGCTACCATCTTCATGGATGGAGGCACCAGCTACATCGTTCGCCGTATCGTTGTTGCAAACGCCAACAAGAGCATCGCCACTGGCAATGTCAGTGTTCTCACCAGCAATGATGGGAACACCAGCAATGCCATTGGCTCTGCCACCTTGTTGGCAAACATCACCAGCACCTCTACTTTCCAGGACATGACGCTTGCAGCTGGCGCGGCTACCACCGTGTACAGCTCAGGCGCTCTGTTCGTGAAGGTCAACACTGCGGTGTCTGGTGGCACTTGCGACATCACGGTCTTCGGTGACGTTGTGACGCTATGAGTGACTTGCTCTACATAACCAACGGCACGGAGCAGAGCTTCTCTGCGGAGTTCTGCAACGTGACCTACGAGTTCAAGGCGGGACAATCTATTGGGATTCCAGTAGCTGCAGCCCGTCATATCTTTGGTTATGAAGATGCAGACAAGATGCCGTACCTGACCCGGTTGGGTTGGGTACGGCTCAACACCGAATACGAACAAGGATTGGAAAAGCTCGGCAAGATCACGATTTCTACCGAGCTTCCCAGCAAAGGCCGCTCGTTACCCTCGGCGGCTGGCGTCGTACCCCTGCTCGTTGAAAAACGGGCAGCGGGGAAACCCAGCTCCAGGGTCGCTTGATATGGACGCTTCATGGCAACACTATCTTCCTATCTCACGGAAGTGCAACGCCTCTTGCACGATGCAAATAGCGTCTTTTGGAGCGAGTCGGAACTAACCGACTACATCAACGAGGCTAGGGAAGAGGTTGTACGCGACACCGGCTGTCTGCGTACCCTGCAGATTTCCTACACGCCTCTAGCACCCGACGGAACAGCGGCCACCATCTGGACGCAAGGTGCAACTGTCACCACCGGCAGTTACATCTTCTCCAACATCTTCATCTACGAGGTTGTGACCGGCGGTGTGCTCGGCACTTCTGCGCCTCCCTATCCCAGTGGGGCCAATGTCTTCCCGCCCAGCACTAGCTTTACGGATGGCACAGCCACGCTGCGCTACGCCGCCAATGCTGAAATCATCCCCTACTCGGCTCTGCCGCAGGGAGATGAGACGCTGGATGTACTGAACGTCACGCTTTACTGGGGTAATTCACGCATTCCGCTGCGCTATCTGGCGTGGTCTGACTTCAACGCGCAGGTGCGTTATTGGCAAAACTACGTGGGTAGACCCGTGTGTTTCTCCACCTACGGGCAGAAGTCCATCTACATCTCGCCTGTACCCGACCAGTCGTACACCATCGAAGTCGATACCGTGCGACTTCCGCTGCCCTTGAGTCTTGCAACCCCCAACGTGGTTGACGAGATCAAGGCTCCGTACACCAACCCTGTCCAGTTCTACGCAGCCTACAAGGCCAAGTACAAGGAGCAGAGCTACGGAGAAGCGGAAATCTTCAAACAACAGTACCTCAAGGATGTGCAGGGAGTGCTCAACTCCGTGTACACCCGCCGCATCCCCAATCCATACTCGCAGATTTAAGTCATGGCAGCGGCTGAGCAGAAGAAGTCCTACGCTGTCATCAAGAACTTCCTTGGTATTAACACCAAGGCCAACCGTACTGCGATTGACGAAAAAGAGTTTGCCTGGATTGAGAATGCCATGCCCATCGGGTTTGGCAACATCAAGATCGTCCCAGCCCAGAAGGCAACTCTAGACAGTACAGCCAATGCTGTCGTGTTTGGCAACACGGTCACACACATTACCTCTGCCAACATTGACCTCAATGACTACATTCTTGTCTTCAGCTTAGATGGGGCTTCCCAATACTTTGACCTGACAAGTGACACCAAGGGCAATGTAGCTACTACGGGCACTTTCTCTGGTGGCGACATCAACACCGCGCAGTACAAGAACGAGCGCGTCATCATTGCCGACCCGCAGAACGGCCTCTACAACTGGAACGGCACCAGCCTGGTCAGCGGCAACTCTGTTGGCTATATAGGCATCACAAACCCAGGCTCTGGCTACACACAGGCTCCGCTGGTTACCATCTCAGCCCCTAACGAGGCTAACGGCGTACAGGCTCTGGCAGAAGCCACCATCTCCACCGCAGCCGGTGGCGTGCGTGCCATCACGGTAGACACGCCTGGTAGCGGCTACACCTCAGTCCCGCTGGTCACGATCTCCGCTCCTGACATCGCAGGCAGCATCACGGCCAAGGCCACAGCCGCGCTTGCCAGTGGAAATGTGGTGTCCGTGACGGTCACGGAAACAGGCAGCGGCTATATCAAGACGCCTACTGTCACCATCACGGGCGGTGGAGGCTCTGCGGCTAATGCGGTGGCCACGATCAGCACCGGCCAAGTCACGAGCATCTTCCTGACAGAAGCAGGTTCAGGCTACACCTCACCGCCTACGGTCACCATCGAAGCTGCACCAGCAGGTGGGGCTAATGCCACGGCTATCTCGCAGCTGACCACCTTCAAGAAAGGTACGGTTTCCGTTATTGTGACCAGTGGCGGCACCGGCTACAGCAATGCAGCCAATGTGGTGGTGACCATCGGCAACGCTACCGGCTACACCACCCAGGCCAACGCCACTGCCATCGTCAGCGGCAATACCGTCAACCAGATCATCATGACCAATCCGGGGGCCGGCTACACCGCCACCTCCAACGTGGTGGTCACGATCACGGGCGGTGGAGGGAGCAACGCAGCAGCCAAGGCTATCGTCAACACCGATGATGTGCAGGATGTGGCGACCTTCGGTGGTCGGGTCTGGGTGGCATCAGGGAGAACCCTGTACTACTCTGCTGCAGACAGCGCAACTGACTTCACTTCTGTCTCTGCAGGCTCGCTCACACTCAGTGACTCCACCCTGCGCGGGAACATCAAGGCTATTGTTTCTGCCAACAACTTCCTGTACATCTTTGGCGAAACGAGCATCAACATCATCTCTGACCTACGGGTAACCCCTGAAGGCACCACGCTGTTCACGAACACCAACGTCAGCGCCAGTATCGGAACAGGCCGAACAGATGCCATCTTCCCGTATTTCCGCAGCTTGCTGTTTATGAACGACTACGGGATGTACGCCCTGGTGGGTTCCACCACCAGCAAGCTGTCAGACCCGTTGGATGGCCTGTTCACCAACATCGACTTCAGTTTGCCGGTGACAGGTGGGCAGGTGCTCATCAACAACATCCTGTGCGCGGCTTTTAACTTCACCTACAACGACCCAAGCACTTCTCCGGCAACGCCACGGCAGATTCAGGCCGTGTTTTTTGACAAGAAGTGGTTTGTCACGAGTCAGGGCAGCATTGACTATGTGGCTTCTGTGCCGTTTGGGGGGACGATCAAGCTCTACGGGGTGGATGACACCGACCTGTACCAGTTGTACGGTGACCCTGCGGCCAACATCAACAGCACTATCCGCACTGCGCTCATGCCGCTGGGTGACCCCATCCGCACCAAGCAGGCATTGAAGTTTGGTATTGAAGCGACTCTGACCTACGCAGCCACGCTAAATGTCACAGTTGATAGCGAAACTGGTTCTAGCCCTGTGTACACGGCTGAGAACTTTATCAACTGGACTAACAACCTTGGCAACACGGTTGAATGGACTAACAATGCGATGGAGACGGTTGGGTGGCTTTCAGTGTCTGGGTACTACCTGTACAAGTCAGATGCCCAACAGTATGGAAAGTATCTAGGTTTGACGCTCACGAGCACTGGCCCAGGCTTTGTCGTCAACACGTTTGAGATGGAACACGAACTAAGAGTGAGGTTCTGAAATGACTGTCCCGTATTCTTTTGCCAACGCGACTGTTTCTATTCCGCTGTCGCAGCTGGACTCCAACTTCAACACGCCCATCACGTTGGGCAACACCGCCATTCAGTTGGGCAACACGGTAACCACGCTCAACAACATGACGATGGCCAACGTGACCATCAGCAGCGTGTCTACGCCTATCACGGTAGCCCAGGGTGGCACGGGACTGGTAACGATCACCGCAAACGCTGTGGTTCTTGGTAACGGAACTGGCTCTGTTACCTCTGTTAGCCCCGGCACTACAGGAAATGTGCTGACAAGCAGTGGCACAACCTGGGTGAGCCAAGCGCCATCTGGTGGAACTCCTGGCGGCTCTAACACCCAGGTTCAGTTCAACAACTCTGGTGCGTTTGGTGGCTCATCGGCATTCACTTGGGATGGCGCACAGATTCAGGTCAACGGCATCACCGTAGGCCGTGGCGCAGGGGCTGTGTCCACCAACACTGCGGTGGGTGCGAGTGCGTTGAATGCGAATACGACCGGATCGCTTAATGTTGCAGTTGGTAAAGACGCACTTCTAAACAACACAACAGCAGGGTGGAATACTGCTGTTGGTGACGGTGCATTGCGTACAAACAGCACGGGCGCGAAAAATACGGCAGTTGGCCGTAGAGCCATTTATAGCAACACTACAGGAACAGATAACGTCGGTGTTGGTACTGAAGATAGTGGTGGCGGTTACGGCCCTCTTTGGTCAAACACCACGGGCAGTTTTAACACCGCACTTGGCAACGGCGCTCTTGGGAAAAACACCACCGCCTCCAACAACACTGCTGTTGGTTATCAGGCGGGGTATAGCAATACGACTGGTGCTGGCACTTTTGTTGGCTATCAAGCTGGGTACGCTAACACCACGGCTCAGGGTTTGGTATATGTTGGCTTTGCGGCAGGGGCTGCATCAACAGGAAATGACAACACGGCTGTTGGTGTTCAAAGTCTGACAGTCAATACATCAGGCCAGTACAACACTGCAATTGGCCGCTCTGCACTTCAATCCAACACCACAGCCTCCTACAACACTGCTGTAGGATTTAATTCGCAATTGGCAAACACCACAGGCACAGAAAACCAATCGTTTGGCCAAAGTTCTTTGGCTGCCAATACGACAGGCTCTTACAACGTGGCCTTGGGCGCATCTTCTTTGCGTTTCAACACCACCGCCTCCAGCAATACTGCGGTCGGTTATCAAGCGGCATACAACAATACAACCGGGTCAACGGTTGAGGCTTTTGGCTATCAGGCTTTGTTTGCAAACACCACTGGAAGTAACAACGTCGGCATTGGTACTTACTCGCTTCTTCAAAACACCACAGGCGGCTCTAACGTAGCCGTGGGCCGTGACGCGCTCCAGAACAACACCACTGCCTCCAACAACACCGCAGTTGGGTTTCAGGCGCTGTATGCAAACACCACAGGCGCAAATAACACCGCTATCGGCAAAGATGCCGGTAAAACCAACACCACCGGTTTGTATAACTTGTTCGCCGGTAGCCAAGCAGGTGTTTTCAATACCACTGGCTCCTACAACTCTTTTGCGGGTGGCATTGACACAGGTGGTTATGGCGCAGGGCATTCAAATACGAGTGGAAGTTACAACGTTGCTTTTGGCGCGGGAGCACTCGCCCTTAACACCACCGCCTCAAACAACACTGCTGTTGGTTATCAGGCCGGATATGGAATCACAACAGGCGCAGAAAACACATTCCTCGGATACAACGCAGGCAATAGCGGCAACGGTAGCGGCATTATTGGTATTGGCTACCAAGCAGGCCGGGGCGGCGGCACCAATTCTGTATGGGTTGGCTATAACGCAGGGCAATCTACATCCAACTCAGGAACCTACAACGTAGGCATGGGTTTCTACGCGGGTGTTTCCAATACATCCGGGGGAAGTAACGTCTTTATTGGTTACTCGGCAGGCGGATCTAATACTACCGGCAGTAACAATGTGTTCATTGGTGGAGAGGCAGGAAATGGAACTGGCTCGGGTGGTTCAAACACCACCGGCTCACAAAACACGGCGGTTGGCCCAAGCGCACTAAGAGGAAACACCACCGGCGTTCAAAACTCAGCATTTGGTTATCGGGCCGGATACGGCATTACAACGGGTTCCTATAATCTTTGTGTTGGTTTTGAAGCAGGAAATTGGAGCACTGCATTAACCACGGGGAACTACAACACTATTCTTGGAAACTACACAAGAACCTCATCGGCAACAGGTATTTATCAAATTGTCATTGGTTACGATATTGTCTCACAAGGAGACTATTATGTAACTATCGGCAGTAATACCGGAAAGATTTATAACCCGTTTACTTCCAACGCCACATGGACGCAGACTTCTGACGGCACGATGAAGAACATCGTCGGCCCTGACACTTTGGGGCTGTCGTTTATCAACCGTCTGAACCCAATCAAGTTCACTTGGAAGGCGCAGAACGAACTGCCCAAAGATCACCCGTACTACAACGAGGTGAACGGGAAGGACACCACGACGGTGATCCACGGCTTCGTGGCGCAGGAAGTGAAGGCGGCGTTGGATGCAGAGGGCTGCACCACCTTCAATGGTTGGGATCAAGGCCCAGACGGCATCCAAGCCATCAGCCGCGAGATGTTTATCTCTCCGCTTGTCAAAGCAGTTCAAGAACTGTCGGCTCAAGTTGAACAACTGAAAGCCGAACTTGCAACCCTGAAAGGAAACTAAAAATGGCTACGACCTACACATGGACTGTTGACCAGATGTACACCCTCGACACCCCTGAGCCGGGGTTCGTGGTCAATGTCCTTTGGACGCTGACCGGCGTGGACGGGCAGTACACCGCCTCCATCGGTGGCAACTCCCAATTCACCGTGCAGGAAGGCACCTTCACGCCCTATCCGCAACTTACTCAGACTCAGGTCATCGGGTGGGTGCAGGACTCCCTGGGGCCGGATGGCATCGCCAATTTCGAGGCAAATGTGCAAGGGCAGATCAACTCCATGATTACGCCCCCCGTTTCGCCTCAGAACACACCTCTGCCGTGGGCTGCTTAAAAGCACTGTGGTACGAGGCGTTGGCGATATTGCTTATCGTCTTTTCACACCTGTTTGTGAACTGAAAGTCAGGACACGTTATGGTTAACGCACCTTTCACACCATCAGGCAACTCGGTGGTGTTCACCGCAGCCACTAGCCCACCAACGGCTGTGCAAGCGGTATCCAACACGCTTGGTGGCAATCAATACCGAGTGCTCAACGCTGGGTCTGTGACGGTGTTTATGGGCGTTGGCACCTCTGCTAGCGATGCCGTGAACAACGCAACAGTGCTGACCACCACCAACACGTCTATCCCTCTGTTGGCAGGCACTGACGAAATCCTCACGTTCCCGCCTAACGCTTACTTCACCGGCATCACAGCCAGCAGTTCTGCGGTTATCTACATCACGCCAGGTGACGGAGCGTAACAATGCTCAAGACAGTCTCCTCTTTTGCCAACACGATTGGCGCGTTGGTCTACAAAGGCACCTGGAATGCCCAGACCAACAATCCGACCCTGCAATCGGGCATCGGAAATAAGGGGGACTATTACTATGTTTCTGTTGCTGGCAACACCGATCTTGACGGCATTACGGATTGGCAGCTTGGTGATCTAGCTGTCTTTAACGGCACTGTTTGGCAAAAGATTGACAACTCAGACGCTGTTCTATCTGTCAACGGCCAGACTGGAGTGGTCGTTCTCAATGCCGCAAATGTAGGTGCAGTTGCAAACACGACCTACGTCCTTGCCGGTAGCGGGATGACGGGTGGTGGGCAGCTCACTGGCAACGTCACCATTTCACTAGCCAACACCACCGTCACAGCCGGAACATACGGAGACGGTGGAAATGTTGCCCAGTTTACGGTTGACGCGCAGGGAAGAATTACTAGCGCAGCCAATGTAGCTATCCCTCCGGGTGGCACTGTTACCAACATAGCCACAGGAGTGGGGCTGACGGGTGGGCCTATTACCACCACCGGCACCATTTCTCTTGCAAATACAAGCGTAGTTGCTGATTCTTACACCTACGCAAGCATCACGGTTGACGCACAAGGACGGTTGACTGCAGCCTCTAGCGGCACCAACCCCGTCACAAGCGTGTCTGGCAGTGCTCCTATCGCATCCAGTGGTGGCACAACACCGACCATTTCCATCCCTGCTGCTAGTGGTACTACGGATGGCTATCTG